AGCGGGTGTTTTTCCGAGTCACACATCACCTCCTTGTCAGACTACCTGTGTCTGGGTGATGGTGGCTCAGGGAGAACAAGAACCGCCCCCCCTCTACCGAGGGGGAATTTTGTATAGGAGGAGGAAAAATCCTGAAGAGAGCTGCCAATTTCTCTCTTCCCTCCTCCCGGAAGCGTGCTTCCGGGGGCCTCCCCTTTCATGCACCATGTTCGGCCTTATCATGATGCAGGGGGTCTCACAAAATTTTTCAGAGTGCCCTACGTCGGGATCGACCATTTTCCCGTCGCCACTCTCACTGGCGTGCTGCCGTAATGCACTCTGGGGGCATTCCTCACCCCTGACCGGTCTGCCCCCTTTGCTGGTCAGGGGGGGTCTCACGAAGTATTGCTTCATGGATGGTGCGTCGGGTGCGACCACTTCCCCGTCGCTCTCGCGCGCTGCCGCATCATTCCATGATCTGTGGCTTCGCCTCCTAGCCTCCCCCCACAAACCGCTATGAAGCAGTCCCGTAGTGGGAACTTTTAGCTCAGCCTCTTTGCTTTGTCATGTTTTGTTTCGTCTGGACTGTATTTAATGAGCTCTCCAGGTTCAGCTCAATTCTGGCTTTTTTTTTTTTTTTTTTTTTTTTTTTTTTTTTTTTTTTTTTTTTTTTTGTTTAAAGAGCTCTCCAGTCCGAGCTCTATCTCTGTGAGTTGCTTGCTTTTCTTTTGGTTCCGGACAATCTTTTACGAGCCTTCCGGGTTTTGCTCTGTCACAGTCTGGGTTTAGATTATTGAGCTCTCCAGTCTGAGCTCCCAGTGCAGGTCATGGCGGTCCATACAGGAGAGATAGTCCTTGAACTTTTCAGGACCTATCATCTTCCTCACCTTTTCCACCGCTCCCCAGATGTTCTTGGCCCATTCTGCTCTTTCTCTCCTCCCAACAAGGGAGGAACATAACATGTCCTGAGCTTTAGGGAGGTACGGAACATCCCTCCACTCCATGACCCTTTCCTTGTTCTGCATGAAAGGGTTGTCCAGAATCCACACCCGGTTCCAAACGTCCAGCATGTCTTCTGTGGTCATCCAGGCCCCACTGGCATGAATGCTCCACGTCGTGCGGCCGGTAGGAACCCAATCGGCAGGCACTGCTGAGTTAATGGCAAGCCCGAGCGTCCTCAGGTCTCGTCGGTGGAAGTAGCTCAGCAGCCACATCTGCCCGTAGGCTTTTGAAAGGCAGGCCGTCTCGCGGACACTCCAGCCGCACCCCGGTGAGATGCGCGCCCTCCCAACGAGTTCATCTTGGTCTCGGCACGGCACCACCAGGGTGCGTCCATCCTTCATCACTAGCTCGTGGAAATGGTGTGAACAAAAGGGTACCTCCTCCCAGCTTGAAAAGCCGGCTGAGTGCTCCCATTCCCCAATGTCCTTCCTGGTCTTGGCCATGTCATTCAGAAAGTAAAGTGCTTTGCCAAATCTGTCATCCAAGGGCCTCACCACACAATCGTCACCACTGACGAGCATTCTTCCAAGACGCTCTTCTCCGTGTTCTTTCAGCCAGCGCTCCACTCGAAGCAGTCTCGGGTTGTGTGCATCCGCTGCCTCTATGACCCCTTCCCCTTCCATCATTCGGATTAATTGCACCTTTATGTTGGTGAGGGTGTTAAGGGCATAGGTCACAACCTGACCCGAACCTCTTTGGTCTCTTCTTGTGATGACATCCATGATGCAGCCTCCATCACGGGAAGGCCTCGCGACCTTCACGACTTTGGCATGGTATGCTTTTTGCATTATTGTGGTTGCCAATTGTTTGTGCTCACCCTCCATGTACCGTAGGATCTGTTCTTCATCCTCTAAGTCTGCATTGGTAACTTTCGTGTCCCAGCCAGCTGTGTCATCTGCATAGAAGAGTCCTCCATTCAGGGTTGACAACTTCTTGAGGTGCCAGCCCAGGTAGTTCAAGCTTATTCCCTCAACTCCAGCTCCACTGGACTCTCTAGAGGCCCAATGGTCTTCATTCAAGAATCCAAGAGCCTCGAACTCCAAAAAGCGACTCCCCAGCCACATGTACCAAATGGCCCGACTTCCTTTCGCCACTCCGAACTCTCCCAGTTTCTTTTCTCTCTTGCCCATCATGTTGTACACGCAGTGCGCACATCTCCCCATGAGGTGCCTTTCTCTCTCTTCATCCACGAGGCGCCAGAATGCAGGATCCTCTACAGCCTCTCTTGCACTTGCCCATCTGTTTTGCTCATCTGACCAAGCTCCCAAGGCTGCATTTGATTTCACTTTTGCTATGAATTCTTCCCTGCTGCACATGCGCGGTTTGCTTTTCTGCGCCAGTCGTTCCAAAATCCAATCATTTACAGCTCTCATGATGACTCTTGTACCGGGCTGAGGCTCCTGTGCCTTTGTGTCAACTTTATCTTTGAACACTCTCTGCTGTCCGAAAGCCGTTGTGTCAGTCATAGCCATGCGCACCACATCTTCCCGTGCGTTCCATGGCCAGCTGAGAAGTTTCACAACCCCATTGATCAGTGACGCCGCCGAGCCGGTTGGTGCCGTGCGGTAGCTGCCCCAGTACTGCCATGTCCGGTACGGGTGTTCCTCGTCCATATGCCAGGTTTCGCTGTATTGCTCCCGCAACGCTCTGATCCTCTCTTGTACGTCTTGTTCTTTCACCTTGTCCTCAGCTAAGACCACACACCTCGTTCCAACTCCCAGGTCGAGTTCAGGCACCTTGGTTGGCCCTCTCTGGTCTCCAAACCGAGCCAAAAGTTTCCTCGACTGTACATTGACGGAGTTCACTATGTTCCCAGTGACGGCTGTTGAGTAATACATCTCATGGGTGGAGTTCCTTGAAAAAGGGGTCCTCACCAGACCCCCCCCCCATTGCAGTTGGAATCTGTGCAGTGCCTCTATCACTTCTGGGCGATATGGGGCCAGCACCTTGAACACACAGGCAGCCGTGGGGTTCCTGTTTTTCCATTGCTCCATGAGCAGTATCACTTTCCTTGTCCTCTCACCCTCCACAGCGGCATCTGGGCTGCTCTCTCCGATGTCACACATGACAGTGTCAGCCCGGTGTGGCTGCATGCTGAACACGTCCATTCCTGATCTGAATTTAATCAAGTTCCAACCCAGGCTTGTTACCATCTTTGGAGCCTCGTGCCCTTTTCCACCAATGGTATATGCCCTGACACTCATGACTGCCGGTCGGGATGCCGCATAATAGGACCAGCCGCCCCTTCCACATCCAAGATCTACCACCTCTCCCTTGAGGGTGGCATATCCGCGTTCCTCAAGCCAGGCAAGCTTTGCCGTGCCCCGAGAGACAGCCAATCCCACATTGGTCTCTCCTCTTCTGAGCAACTCTCTAGCCTTGTCACGTTCCGTCTCCAGGATGCCGGTGCGCCTGTACACAAAGAATTCCTCCCTCGTGCAGTTGTTCAGCCTCCGCTTCCAGAGATCTCCAAGCGTGTCTCCCTCAGAACCACCACGCCTACCCCCAGAGGCTCGAAGCCAGAGTCTATGCCCAAGAGGCAAAAACCCCCACAGGCTACCCCTGACCACACCACTCATGCCACAAGCAACCGGCATCGTCCACAACGTGTCAGCCTCCGGTCTAAGCAGCTGTCCCGCTGCTGCCAGTCCCACTGCTGAAGCCTCTGTTATGGAGGCCACCGTTCGGTTCATGACCACCGACATGAGGCACAACACTGTGGCCAACACCAGACTCATTTTCCTTTCATATAGAGCAGGTTTTGCCTCCCCCTCCCCGAATGGGTTGATGACATCCCCATCCACCATGGGGTTGCGCACCATTGCAGAGAAAAAGACCTTATGAGCTCTCTGTGTTAATTCAGCCTCCAGACCAGACACCACAATGGCCAGATGGAGTGCCGCCAAGCCAACGCCCACCATCAGTGAGGTGGGAGTAGCCCCAATCAGTGACACCACCCCGAGGGTCATGACATGTCCCGCCACACCAAAGAAGGGGGCACCTCCCCCAAGGTCTCTCATGGCCTGTGCACCAGATGCCACGGCACTGTTGACAAGTTGTTGGATTTTGGTCTGCAGTTGGTGGATGATGTAAGGTGTGAACAGAGACACCACCAGCACATAGGTCCCCCAGGACCTCGCTGGCTGGATGTCCACATTCGTCCATTCACTCCATGGCCGGGGTTCCTCCCGTTCACTCCACAGCGCCGTGGACAAGTCTGCCTTGGTCTTCTCCAGAAAGCCCATCTCATTGGCTGCAACCAGTCCAGCAAGGCTGCAGAGCGTCAGCAAGAAATATGCCAGTTTGTTGTCGTCACTGCTTCTCTGTTTTCCCGCCTCAGGCTGCAGCACCGTCAGCAACGTGTAAAAGATGAGAGCCACTCCAGCCATGTTCCCATAGCCGACGCCACCTGCCCACAAGAGTAGCAAGGAGGCCAGCAGGACCAGCGTGCCCAGCATCATGCGGCTGATTGAAGTCCGGACGACGAAGCACCAGATGACACCCAGGGTTGCCAAACCCAGCACCATCATCTCAACCATAGTCAGAAAGGCCTCTGGGGCATCTCTCTCCGCCATTCTCATTGCCCTGCTGCCAGGTTCCTCATGCATAAGCGTGTAGAAGACATCCAGGGCACTGACGCATCTGTGCCGCAGGAGCTCAGGAACTCCCGACATTCCTGTCAGAACATCTCCGAAGCTGCGACGCCCAGACGCGTACGCCACGAACTCTTTGATGTCACGTCCCTCTTTGAACATACGTGCGTCCTTCCACACCGGCCTGAGAGTTCTCTCCGCCCCATTCGGGCTCCTAAAGGTGACCAAGTCACCACTGGCCTCATCCACGGCATTTGCCTCCGGCCCTTCCCATGTCCAGCTTCGATCCGTGACGCTGGATACATTCGCTGCGACGTGCCATGCCAGCCACGGTGTGAAGTCACAATGGGTGAGAAGATGTCGGAAGTGCTTTCTTTTCTCTTCAGTGAGTCGAAAGTGACCGGCCACCTCCGGCATCTTGTCCTGTTCTGGTCCATAGAAGGTGGCCACGGGCCCCCGCAAGGTTGTTATGTTGTCAAGAAGTATTTGCGCCTCTTTCCATTGCACTAATCCACTGTCATCATCATCACACTGTCCAGAGTATATGTATTCATCTGTTCGTCCGTCTTGCCGACCAACTCTTCCGCGCCGTTGGGCAGCGGAAGCCGTGGTCACTCGCCTGGTCCCGGTGAGCTCGACTTTCCCATCAACCTCCTCGGGCTTGATGTTTGTCCTCCCATCTATGACGCGGCTCACGTCAAGGTTAGCTCCCATCTCCGAGATATCAGTCGTCACCACAAAGTCAGGCTTCTCATCCCTCACTCTGGAGTAGTCCTTTTCAAAGGTTTTGCTGTTCAAACAAATCACACTTTTCCCCTTCTGTCTCAAGGTGCGAGCTATAGCACCACCTTTTGCAATCGAAGGGACAAACCAGGCGGTGCGCCCTTCATACTCAGTGATCCAGTCAAACCCGTCACGCCACTCCCCATCAGGAATCTGTCTTTCCTCACTAGTAATGGCTCCATTGGACTCCGGAAAGGGTTCACTCTTACCAGGAGGTGTCGCTGTCATCAAGACCAGTGCACACTTGTTTTCTTTTGCCAGAGTATACAAATGACCTCTGGCAGCTATGCTGTGGGGGTCCGTCCAGTGGGCCTCATCCATGATTGCCACCTCCCAATTTTGTCTTCCCTGTGGGAGTAGCCTTCTGTTGACATAGGTTGCGTGACACATCACATCGACAATTGCCCCTCCAGCCTGTTGGTCACTGACTGCTGGTGAGTGGAACCTGACCCGTTTCCCATTCAAAGCACGCTCCATTTCTTTGAGTACCACACGAGTTGGAGCCAACACCAACGTTCTCAGGCGCCTGTCAATGCATTGGCGAATGAGCTCCGGGAGGACTCTGTGGGTCTTCCCCGAGCCTGGGTGCATGTCCAGCACTGTGATCTGACCCTTTGATGTCCAGCCCGTACCCACAACAGCCTGTGGGAGGTTGGGGCGACTCTTCTCCGCTTCCCCTTGAGCAATGCTGCTGACGTAGGTCTCATTAGTTTTTAGGCCATTTCCGTATAGCCCCACAACCACTCCCTGGGCGTTGAGAATGGGGCTGCCTGATGTTCCTTTCACCAAATCAATTGGTATTGCCCCAAGCTTTCTTCCGGTGTCAAGGATCAACTCCCCAGGCTGGCACTGATGCACCTCATGCGCCCTCCCCGGTGGGAAGGCATGGACCTGTACTGTTTCACCTTTCCATTTTTCCTCCAGGCTCCAGGCTCCTCCGTAACACACGACATCTTCCCTCACATCAGCCCAGTAGGGACCGGCCACAGCGTCATCAATAGACAGCGCCGCTCCTCTCGTCACGTGCCACATCGTGTGCAAGACACCCTTGGAACCGTAGCCAACTCCCACCTGGTTCTGACCCCAGAACAAGCCGGGGCTAAAAATCCTGTAGACACCGTCCTTAACCTCGAAAGGTCTGTCACCACGCTCTCGACCCCCCTGTCCAGAGAAAACCAGGTCAGACCTTCGGGATGACCTCAGCATTTCCGTGAGCGTCCACAGTCCCATCACACCAAGAATGCCTGACCAGTGAATGGCCGAAGCTGCCAAGCCGGCAATCAGCCAAAAAGCCATCATTCTCTCTTCTTTCTCGAGCTCAGTCAAGTGAAAGTTACCCATCGCGTCCTGCCGGACCCGCAGGCTAACCTCTCCACCCTCATTCACTAGTTCCGGATACCATTCAACGCAGCCACTCCATTCGGCAACCAGCTGCATCTTTCTTGTCCCCAGCACCAGCATCAGCAAGAGAAACGAGGCCACTGCGAGTGCACAGAGAGCCTCCTGGGAAGTGTGTCGCATCATGCCGCTGGCCAGTGTTAGCATGACTCCTACCACAGTTAGTGGTTCACTGAAAGATCGTCTTCCTCTGTGCGCTGACAACTCCCAAAACGCCAGCAGTCTGATTCCAGAGCCCTCTCCCCCAAGCAACCCAGCCAGGGGGACAACCCAGGTCAATCCCTTCTGCTCTCTGTGTCCCTTGAGCAGCCTCCAGACCGAGCATGCCGAAGCTACACTTAGGAAGCACACCAGTCCATGGTGCACAGTCACCACATCCTGCTGTGTCATGAGAGCCATGAGCAAAAGCCCCGCTCCAGTCTTTCCTTCTGCCGTGCAAGCCCTGAATATCAGCGCCCCCATGGCCAGTGCATCACCCCATTTCCAGAACTCCTCAAGGCTCGCACCCGGCAGCCCCAATTCCAGGACCAGCAAAAGAAAGTAGGTGGTCACCATCTCTCGGACGGTGAGGCTTCTGCGCAATGCAAATGCGCTGAGCAAACCCACCCTCAGCTCAAACACAGCCTGGAGTAGCATCAAGGCCACGATCTCTGGCCCCAGCTCAAGGTGGAATGTGATCCCCACTGCCACCACATAGCGCACCAGGCTCTCTATCCTGACCATCCCGGTGACAAGCAGAGCGAGAACGACGATACCCCCCCACACAACCGTCGTTCCCGTGGAGGGCCTCCTACGGATGATGTATTCAAGGACCACAAACAATGCCACTATTCCGGGGACTCCTCCCTCACTAAGTAATTCACCGTTGTCCGCAACCACCATTGAGCGAACAAGCCCCCCCTGGTCATGGACTGGCCGTATTTCCATGGCATACCAGCAATCAGTTCCAGTCCGGAACGTCACTGGTGGCATTGTGCACGCTCGGCAGCACCATTCTGGGATAACCTTGCCACTCTCTGTGGTACTCCTCACAGATGCTCCTCTTTTGTCACACTTGGCGTTGATGGTAACGGTCGTGCCGGGACACTCCTCTCTGATAACTCGGATAGGCGTGTACTTCCATGGCCCTTTCACCTGTTCTGAATAGCCAGGTATCCTGTTGTACCAGGATCTGGGTCCTGCCAGGCTCGCCGGAAGGAATAACTCTGAGTCCACCACGTCAGCATTATCGATAGTGTGGCTAGCAGGCCATGAGCAGTTCCTCAGGTCAGTGACCAAAAGTTCAACTATGTAAGTGCCTGTGTCATTTTTCATTGATCTCATCCAGAGACTTTGATCTGTGTGGATTGCCATGCCGTTCTTGACTGCAGCTCCCATCACTCCTGTGTCACACTCATGTGTTGGTTCCTGTCTGAAATCCAAGAAGACCTTTGTTCTCAGGCCAACCCCGAATTCTGCCACCGTGAAAACACCTGTCTTCCGTCTCTCTAGGGGACACTCACTTTGTCCTTCCGTGCCCACCATGAAGCGACGGGGGGCCTCAGGAATGCTCCAGATCATTGAATGGCCCCAGCTTTTCCAGGAGACTTTTATGTCCTTTCCTTTTTTCAGTAAACCAGGGACACCACCTCGGTAGTCAGTGGGGTCAAACTTGTCCACCACCACTGTGAGATTTGCCTCCCCTTCCGCCAGAGCCAAATTCAGCTCTGTGACCGAGCTTCTCCACATGGCCATCTCGAGCCTGTTCTGGGGGACTACACCACAGCTTCCCTCCTCAAATGTCTCCTTTATGGCTGATGCAAGGGCCCCCGGTGTCTCCGGGTAGTAGGCATAATTGTCATACCATTCTGAGACCTCTCTCCACACGACCAGGCCCTCGCCACAGCGGAGCTCCATTCGTTCCGTGTCCACAGCGCAACCAACATCCGCCCCCACTCCAAGGGTCATGGCCAAGACCAGACCTCCAGCCAAGAGAAAGCTCATGGACATTGTAGGGTTTCTCATGTTCAGGCCCAACCAAGCCAATGCCACTCCTAATAAAAGTTTTGGTAGAAACCCCACTCCCCCGAAGATGCTGTTGAAAGCGCCACCAAGGACCGTATGTACCGCCTTCCCAATTGAACTCAGAAAGCCTCCAGCAGAACCGAAGTCCCAGGCGTGCTCTCCTATCACTGTCAGTCTTTCTATGCCTTTCTTGGTCTTTTGGAAAACCCTTCCGATGCTGCTCCCTTTTTGGAACCATTGATGACTCAGTTCCCCAACATAGATGATGTTATCCCCTGGGGGCAGCTGCATCTCTATGAAGCCACCTCCATTGTTTTCAATTGTTGGGTTTGGCGTTATCAGCATGGCCACGTTCACATCTGGAGATCCATGTGCCACTGCCCTGACTGGGATCCTACAGGGCTTTGTTCCAGAGAATGTGACTTCCATGACCACTGTATCATGCCCACTGTCTGTTGGAGCTCTCTTCCATGTGAACTTTGTTTTGTCACACATTGTGTACGTAAGACCTTTCATCTTCAGTTTTTCCAGTCCCACTTCGCAGGTCACGTGGCCACTCTTCAGGTGGTACTTGGTTCCCTCAATGTGTGCCACAGGAACCCCAGCGAGAGCCTTCAGTAACACTCCAGTCTGGTCTCCGAGGTTGTACACGTCCATCTTGACAGCGTGAGGAGCCCCAAATTCAACCAGTCTTTCTGCGTTGTTCCAGTTTTGCGCTCCCTCATGTTTCCATGGCAGAGCCAGATCATTGAACCAGTCCCTATGGACCTGCCAAGCCGTTGGAAGGTGTTCCACTGTCTTGTCAAGCTCAAGGATGACGGTCTGGGCCAAGTCAACGCCACTAGCGACCCTGCACAACAAAGACACATCTCCATACTCACCCATAGTCAAAATGGTTTTCTCTGAAGAAATTGTGAAGGATGCCGTCTTCCTCCCACTATGTGTCTCGTTTGCGGCAACATAGTCTCCCGTGTGTGGTTCGACTTTGACCGTGTACACTATTTTGTTGGCGTCGTACACATGTCCTGTGGCTTTCTTTTTTGCCTCACAAGCCGCCTTGACACAGGCCACAATGCTACCCTTTCCAAACAGTCCACAGTGGTTGCCCCAGCCTCGATCACTCTGATCTCTCTTACACACTGTGCCACCCTGGTGTTCTTCAGCCAAAGTGGCTGGTCCCATTGTTGGGCATCTGGCTGCAACCTTAGTGTCCGACAACTTGGCGTGTAAACAGTACTCACGTGTCTTAGCAGGGTTCTCCTGGTAAATGGCGTCAAGCCACACATCCATTGAAGGCTTCCCCTCAGCTGTTATAGTAACACATCCACCCAGTTCCAGCACCAAGGTGACCCTCGTAGTCCCCTGAGTACCAGTCACAAAGTCCCTGTTTTCCAAGTGTGTGCAACGCGAAGCGTAAACCGGTGCCAAACACAGGAGCACAACAAGAACGGCAACCCTGGTCACCACACTCTCCAGGGTCAACCACACAACGGTAACCATTGCCAAGGCAAGTAGCTTGTTCTTCCAGACCCATCCCTCAACTCTAGTAAGGTGTGTTCGCAGCGAGTCTCCTTCTAGCCATTTGTGTCCCCTTCCCGTCAGCTCTCCCTGAGCATGGGATGGGATCAGCACTGAGCGCCTTGTCCGTGAGCCTTCCTGTTTCCCACAGCGTCCGTACTCCAGATAGACTCCATCAACGTTCCGGCAAAAACAATCCACGTCAACAGGCTCTTCTCCTTGATCTATGGTCACACACTCATAGGACAGTGAATCATCACACCATGACCCCATGTCAGTAGCCAGGATCACACAGGTGCCATTCTCCACACGCACCTGAGTTGCTGCATCCTTTCCTTCAGCTCTGATCACAGTTGAGCCATCCCTTTCTTTCCTCACCGTTGCAGCAAGCGTCATCCCCAACAGAGTGATGACCAGCAACCAGCTCATCCAGTCCGTCGCTGACCTCCTTTTCCCACGTTTTTGCAAGCCAACCATTAGGGCACTCACCGTCCTTTTGATCTTCCGCAGTGCTGCTGTTGCCTGTTTCAGAGGGACTGAGTTCCAGAACGCCTTCAATACGGGGTTTCTCGCGGTGCCGGCTACGGCATGCCACAAGATCCCCATCATGCGCATCAACACAAGCCCATTTGGCATTTGGACTCTGGGTTGACGCGTCTTCGTTGCGGTCTCTTTCGACACTCGTCGAGGGGGACCGCCCCCCTTACCTTTCAGGATGGCCTTCTTGACCATCCCCAGCTCTTGTTCTCCTAAGCTGTCTTTTTCTCAACACGTTCACGACTGGTAGAAACAAAAGAATATCTCTTTCAAACCAACCGCTGCTAATGCTGTCCGAAGCAAACGCATGCACGTGCAAGAAAATCT